TAGGGTACCAAAGAGTACTCAAAAAGAACAAAAACACTTATAGAAAGATTAGCAGTATTAAGACTTCTGCATCAAGTAGAAACACAAGCAGATTTAGATAAACTACGTAATGAGTTTGAATTTCAAAATGCTACTAGATTCGGCACTTCACTTATAAATGAAAGAGCTACTGCAAAAAAGGCAATATCAGATATGGATGCAGATATTGTCGAAAAGACTGCAGAGCTTTCTTTACTTGTAGGAGATGGGAATATACTTGAAAAAGATCAAGCAAGAGTTAATTTACTTGCAGGCCAGTTGGGCTTGCTTATGAATCAGCGAGATATACTGCAAGAGCAAGAAGATGTAATGAACCGTTTAGGCCAGGCAGGATTGCAAGGCTTAGAAACGGGTATGCAAAGTAATATTGCAGCATTGCTCAAAGGAGAAGAAAAAAGCGGCAAAGACGCTGTTTTAAAAATGTTAAAAAGTGCAGCAGAAAGCGTTGCGGACGAGTTAGCAAACCAACTTACAGAATCTATGATGGGAGGTATTCGTAGTATACTGAACATACAAAAAAAGAAAACTCCGGACGAGTTAATGAGAGAAGCTATTGAAACAGCCTCAACAGCCGGCGCGGTAAAATACAAAGTAGCTTTGGGAGAGGCAGGAGCAGAATTTGTACGTTTAGTAAAACAAGAAATAAAAGATCCTACTGTGGCAGAAAAAATTAAAACCCAAGACGGAGAAATAATTGATACAACATCAACTCCTTCAACCGAATTAAATAATAGAGTCAATTCTTTACTTACCAAATTAGAGAATACCCCTCTGCCTATAACTTTAGACCAATCATTAATTCCTTTAAAAGTAAAAATTGTAGAAGATCTAACAAAAAGTGTTCCTACAGGAACAGGAACAGGAACAGGAACTTCTGTAGACGGTGTTGTGATAGATAGTCCTATAACTAATACAAAGCAACAAAGAACCGAGCAACAACAAGTTGAGAAAACTCAAGATTATATAAATCATACTGAACAACTAAATGATACTAGTGTAAATTTAAATGATTCAACTAAAGGCTTAAGTATAACAATGGATCAAGTAGGTCAAACTTTTGCTTCTGGTATTGGTTCATTACTGGCAAGTCTAGGCGGTGGAGGTGCGGGAGGAATTGTCATGGGAGCCCTCGGACAGATTGCAAGTGCCTTTGTAGGAGCTAAGTTCGGTGCTACAGCAAGAAGTGGTGCAATATTAGAAGGCTATTCAGCCGGAGGTATTGCAAAAGGCCGAGAGGCGGGCTACCCTGCAATCCTGCACGGCACAGAAGCAGTGGTACCTCTGCCCAACGGAAAGCAAATTCCTGTAGAGATGAAAGGCGGGGCAGGACAGCAGAATAATATTTCAGTAAGTGTTAATGTAAATAATGAAGGCGGTGCAACTACTGAAGTTGAAGGCGATCAGGGTGGACAAAATCTTGGACGAGCTATTGCTGGAGCCGTACAACAAGAACTAATGAATCAAAAGAGAGCGGGCGGAATCTTAAGTCCATACGGAGCATCATAATGGCAATCGGATTTACTTTATTAGATGGTAGCACTCAAGCTATTCCAGACAGAATGTTAAAACATAACCACAGCCCTAGAGTACTTACCTCAGCTTTTGGCGATGGCTATGAGCAAAGATTAGCGGATGGTATTAACAGTATTAATCAAACTTTTGTACTTCGATTTAATAACAGAACAGACGACAATGCAGATGATATTATGGCTTTTTTTGAAGATAAAAAAGGTGTAACTGCATTTAATTATACATATCCAGATACAAATGCGAGTGGAGGAGAAAAAACAATAAAAGTAATTTGTCAAGATTATGCACTTACTTTTGTAAATGACGATTTCTCTATGGTTGAGGCAACTTTTAAAAGAGTATATGAAAGCTAATGGCTACTAATGATATTATAACAAGTGATCTAGTACAATCACAATCCAGCCCTCTTGTAGAGCTGTTTGAGTTAATTCTAGACCCTTCGGATAACAACCCTACTTTATTCTTTCACCCTGGGGTAGAAGAAAACTTAAGCACGCTTAAATTTCATCCTCACGGAGAGGCTAATAAGAATAATAATTCTGAAGCAAATGAGTATACTGCCATACCAATGGAAATGTCGGGGGTAGAAAGTACTTCAGATGGCCCAGGAAACAGACCCACTCTTACAATTGCAAATGTAACAAATCTTCTTAGGAGCTCTCTTGATGATGAGGATTTTACATTTGAAGACTTAGTTGGAACAAAGTTGCGAAGACGAAGAACTTTTGCAAAATATTTAGTAGGAGGAGATGACGCTAGTAGTCCTTTTGAGTTTCCAGAAGCAACGTATATTATTGATAGAATATCAACTCGTACAAATACTCTTATAACTTTTGAGCTAGCAGCGCCTTTTGATCTAGAAGGAGTAAAGTTGCCCGGTAGGTTTGTGGTAGGCAAGTATTGTTCTTGGATTTATCAAGGTAGAGAAAAACAGGGGTGTGGAGGTTGTATATTTCCTTCAGATAGTTCTATAATTGATCAAAACGATAGAGCACAGGCTGCTTTTTTCGATATTTATGATAATCCGCTTGTAACAAATGTAAGTACAAGCAGCTGGAGTAATAGTACTACGTATGCCCAAAATGTTTTTGTAACTTACAATAATACTACGTATCAAAGTAAAGTTGCAAACAATAGTGGAAACACTCCTGCTCGAAATACCCAGTACTGGAGAGAAGCAAATCAATACTCAACATACAGCTCATCAACTGCGTACTCTGTAGGTGCTTATGTAAAGTCTGGCGGTAACATTTGGAAGGCATTAAAGAGTTCTACTGGAAAATCTCCTATAGAAGGTTCTTTATTTTGGAAAAGAGTAGATATTTGCTCTAAAACTTTAGCAGGCTGTAAAGCTAGATTTGGTTATAAAGCTATTGCCGACCAAGCTAACTCTCAAGCATCTATAGAGCAAAAGAACGATATTGTATTACCTTTTGGAGGGTTCCCTGGAAGTGACAAATTTAAGTAATTGGTTATACAGCATCGAAGAGCACTTCGAAAACGAATATCCAAGGGAAGGCTGCGGTATACTAGGGGTGAAAAAAGGAAAGCTTCAGTGGATACCTTGCGAAAATAAAGCAAAAGGCGAAGAAGAATTTATCATATGTTCCCGAGAGTTCTTTAAAATAAAACAAAAATTTGATATAGTAGGCATTGTACACAGCCACCCTGATGGAGAGTCTACTCCTTCAGAACATGATATAAATTGCTGTAATGCATTAGGAATACCCTATTATGTGTTTAGTTTTCCAGAAATGGACTTATGTATAGTAGAGCCTACATTAAAAAAGAAGTCATTATCAGGAAGAGAGTATGAATTTGGAGTTAGTGACTGTTTCGAAGCTGCAAGAGATTATTATAGTTCGATAGGGGTTAACCTTCCTAATAGGGACTTGTATGAAGATGATTGGTGGAAAAAAGAATTAGATTATTTTACTGAAGAGTATATAGCAACTTGGGGGTTTAAAAAAGTAGTAGATCCTCAACCTAATGACTTATTAGTATTTTCAGTTACAACTGATGTAGGTAATCATTGTGGAGTTTACTTAGGGAATGATTTAATGTTTCATCATGCAGAGAAAAGACTTTCCTGCAAAGAAAATTTGTATCCTTTTTGGATACAGCATTTAACAGGTATATATAGATATGAATCGTAATGTGTATTTACAAGGCGAGCTCGCTGATAGGTTTGGGGAAAAGCTATTATTAAATGTACCCACTTTGAGTGACTTGTTTAGACTACTACATGCAAATGACCCTAGCCTAAAGCAGCATATGATTGAGTGTGCTGAAAAAGGGGTATCTTTTCGCTGTGAAATCGCAGATAGGAGTATTGCTCAAGAAGAGGGGTTAGACGCCTTAGAAGAAGGAGATTTATTTGTAACTCCGGTCCCTGCTGGATCAAAGTCAGGAGGAGGAAAACTACTAGCAGCTTTAGCTATTGTTGCATTTATGTTAATTCCGGGACCTCACCAAGCATATCTTGCTACTACTATTGTTAAAGGAGGAACTCTTACTTATGGTCAAGTATTGGGGGGTATGGCGGTTAATTTAGCTCTTTCAGGAATACAACAATTAATGCTGCCTGATCCTGCTACAGATAAAACAGGGCCAAAATCTTATTTGTTTGATGGAGCCGCTACTAATATACAAGAAGGAGATCCAGTGCCTTTGTTATATGGAGAATTGCGCGTACCAGGAAGACCAGTTAGTTTTGAAGTAATGAATGAAAATACCCAAGTAAGTGGAATGTTTCCAGATTTTATGTTTGAAGGACTTACAGATTTTAACTTTCAACAAACCACTCCGGAAGGGCATCTTCAAGGGATTCCTGCCTTTATTCCTGAGATAGAAACAGGTAATTAAAAGAGATAACTAATGATTTTTGAAAGCACACCACAATTTTTTGCAGATCAATCTAATAATATTGCTTCACAGAACCGTGCGGTCAGTGGAGTAGCCTCTCGTCAGCAAAGAATATCAGTTACAGACGTTATTTCGGAAGGTCCTATACAAGGCCTTGTAGGAGGAGGCGCGGGCGTATATTTAGATGATGATAGTATGTTTCCCCAAGTGTCCAGTGGAATTAGTGCAGCAATTAATCAATTACAAGTAACCTTAACAAATGGCGCCAGTACTATAACATTTAACCCTACTATTCCTCAAGGGCAGCCAGAACAATCTATGCGAGTTCTTTCTGTGCGAGCAGTGGATACTACTACTATATTAAGTGTAGGTAGTGTTACTACTGATGATAATGGACGTCAATCAGTGCCTCTAACAACTTTGTCAAGTTTTTTTACAGATAAAATGATTCGTAATGGAGGGATGGAAGCCGCACGATTAAAAATTGATGCGTTAAATTTAAGTATTCCTGGCTATATAGTTTCTCGTACAAGTGGTACAGTAGCTAGTTTTGTCCCTATGAATGCAGATACAGCTAATTTAGAAAACTTTAGGTCACAGCAAACAAGTCAAACTGTAATATTAGAGATAGATTATACTATTCAAGTGCAAACAGCCACAGTAACTCCGTATTTAGTAGGTAACTGGGAGTATGGTTCGGGCACTTATGATGCAGATTTGTCAAACGCTTTTTACTATGATTTTGGAGACGATGATGTTTATGCTCGAGACCCTAACACGGGCAAGTTTGCAAAAGCAAATATAGAATTCAGAGCAGGCACTCTTAATCAGCCTCC